CTAAATGGAAAATTTTTAGTGCATACTGGTCAGTAAGAATGTTTGGTCGTTGGGCAATTAATAGTTCCGCACCGAGAGGTTAAGACATGTGGGAAATGATTGAACGCATGGCAACTGATAGACTCTGGATATACACAGGTATTGCTGGAGCATTATTTGGTGCAGCATTTTTGTTTTGGTTTAAAGATACTAGAATGGCAATATGGGCAGTTAGCAAGTTTGATAACTTTCTTTCTTTCCTAGCAATTCGTTGGGGTTGGACTTGGTTACAAGATGATCCTGATGCTTGGCGTGTTAAGTATCCTAAGATAACCACTAAAATAGATGAACTAGAAACTAGAATCAAAATATTGGAGATAAAGAAAAAATGAAGTTCCCTAAAATTGGAGATCGTATAATACATGATGAACCTGAATTTAATAGAGTAAATGAGGGAGAGGTAACTTCAATATTGTCAAGACAATTTACATACAGAGTACCAAACGAAAAGCATGAAAGAATATGTATGTTTGGGGAGAATTGGAAATACAAGAATGAATGACATAACTAAGGATTTACATTTAGAAGTAGAACTTCTTAAGAAAGAAGTTAAGGACATGAAAGAAATTCATGTTCGTTTAGATACTGCTATCACAAAGATAACAGATGTTTCTAACTGTATCCATAGAATGTTAGCAGTACATGATGAGAAGATTGCTAATGCTGAGGAAGCACAAGCAAAGTCTACTAATGAATTCACTAAGGATATTAAAGAATTACATGGCAGAATTACATCCACAACTAGTGAACTAAGAGATCTAATGACTCAGCAACATAGAGTTGCAGAGTCGTCCTTAAACGCTCTCAGAGACGATATACAGGGTCGTGTAGCAATCTTAGATAGGTGGCGTTACCTTATAATTGGTGGCAGTATAGTAGTCGGTTTTATCCTTCAAAAAGTTCCTATTTGGTAGAAAAAAAGACTTGCTTTTTTAGTTTCAATAGTGTATAATTGTTGAAACTTTTATTTTGGGTATTATTTTATTATGTTCACTGAGATCAAGTATCTTAACATCGTTTCACCAAAACTAAGAAACTTCAAAAAGAAGTCCAATGAACTTTGGAACTTCTCCTGTCCATATTGTGGAGACTCTCAAAAGTCTAAAACCAAGGCAAGAGGATTCGTATTCCGCAAAGAATCAAATCTTATATATAAGTGTCATAACTGTGGTGTAGGTGCAAGTTTTAAGAACTTTCTAAAGAACTTGGACTTGAAAATCTATAATGAATATATAATGGAGAGGTACGAAAAGAATGACTCTGATGAACCTGTCGTTCCTCAGACCAGACAACCCAAAGTAATTAGAAGAGATGAAGTAGTTAAATCTCTCAAGAAGATTTCTTCACTGGAGCATAATCACCCTGTAAAAAAATATATTCTAAGTAGACAGATTCCCTCAAAAGTCCACTATGAACTTTTTTACACTCCAAAATTTTACAAATGGGTTAATTCTATTGTACCAAATAAATTCCCAGAGTTGAAAGGTGACCATCCAAGATTAGTCATTCCTTTCTTTGACGAAAAGGGAAAGATGTTTGCTTTTCAAGGAAGAGCATTCGGTGAGGAAAAACCTAAGTATATTACAATTGTACTTAATAATGGTAAACAAAAAATATATGGATTAAACAGAGTAAACTGGAATAGAACAGTTTATGTAACTGAAGGTCCAATCGATAGTTTGTTTATTGATAATTGTGTTGCAACAGCACAATCAGATTTGAGAATTGGTAAGAAAGACAATGTTGTCTTGGTACCTGACAATGAACCAAGAAACTTTGAGATTGTTAAACAAATTGAAAAGTTTATTGACGATGGATATTCGGTTGTTCTTTGGCCAGATTCCATAAAACAAAAAGATGTAAATGAGATGATTCTTTCAGGTATGACAGAATCGCAAATTAAAAAAATAATAATCGAGAATACATACACTGGTCTTCAAGCAAAGGCACAGTTTATGTTTTGGAAGAAGGTAGAAATTAAAAATGAGAAAAGAGTATCAAGGAATTGAAATTGACACCATCAAAGATAAACTACTTTCTGAACAAGCAAACAAATTACTAAAAGACTATTACTGCAAAAAAGGTGAAACATCGCCTCAAATGGCATTCGCTCGTGCTGCCACTGCATATTGTTATGGTGATTTAAAACTTGCTCAGAGAATTTATGATTATGTTTCTAATGGGTGGTTCATGTATGCTTCACCAGTATTATCAAACGCACCACTTAAAGATGAGAAAGTAAAATCATTACCAATCTCTTGTTTCCTTTCATATGTTCCAGATACACTAGAAGGGTTAATTGACCATACTTCTGAACTAAGGTGGTTATCGGTCAAAGGAGGAGGTGTGGGAGGACACTGGAGCGATGTTCGTTCAGTATCTGATGTAGCTCCTGGACCAATACCTTTTCTACATACTGTAGATGCGGATATGACTGCATATCGTCAAGGAAAAACTAGAAAGGGATCGTATGCTTCATACATTGATATATCACATCCAGATATTATAGAGTTTCTCTCTATTCGTATTCCTACAGGTGATGTGGGCAGAAAGTGTTTGAATTTACACCACGCAGTAAATGTCACTGATAAGTTTATGAAAGCAGTGAAAGATAATAAACAGTGGGAATTAAAAGATCCGAATGATGATACAGTTCGTGATACTATATCTGCAAGAAAACTATGGGAAAAAGTTTTAGAGACTAGATTTAGAACTGGTGAACCATATGTAAACTTTATTGATACAGCAAACAAGTATTTGCCACAAGAACTAAAAGATAAAGGTCTGAAGATACATGGTTCAAATCTTTGTAATGAAATACATTTACCTACTAATGAAGATAGAACAGCAGTTTGTTGTCTGTCATCTTTAAATTTAGAATTATATGATGAGTGGAAAGATACAACAATTGTACAAGATCTTATAAGATTTCTTGACAATGTATTACAATTCTTTATAGATAATGCACCAGATGAAATTAGTCGTGCTAGATATTCAGCCACACAAGAAAGATCATTAGGATTGGGTGCGATGGGATTACACTCATTGTTTCAAAGAAGAAGAATTTCTTTTGAGTCACAAGAAGCAAAAGAATTAAATGAAGAAGTTTTTTCTCTTATTAAAGAAAGAGCAATAGAAGAAACTTTGGTATTGGGTAAAGAAAAAGGTGAAGCACCAGACATGAAAGGATCTGGTCGTAGAAATGCTCATCTACTTGCGATTGCTCCAAACGCAAACAGTTCTATGATTGTTTCTACTTCACCTTCAATAGAACCACATAAAGCAAACGCATATACACATAGAACAAGAGCAGGTTCACATTTAATTAAGAACAGATACTTAAAAGAAGAACTTGAAAAAATACACATGAACACACCAGAAGTGTGGACTTCTATTATTACTAATGGTGGTTCTGTTCAACATCTAGATTTCTTAGATGATGAAGTCAAAGAAGTATTTAAAACAGCAATAGAGATAGATCAAAAAGTAATTGTACAACTCGGTGGAGACAGACAAAAACATATCTGTCAAGGACAATCACTTAATCTATTTTTCCCTGCAGGAGCATCTAAGAAATATGTTCATGAGGTGCATTTCGAAGCATGGAAAACTGAATGTAAAGGTTTATATTATTTAAGAACAGAAACATCTCATCGTGCTGAGAATGTTTCAGAGAAAGTTAAATTAGAAAAATTAAAAGACTACAAGCAGGAAGAAGATGAGTGTACTGCTTGCCAAGGATAAGGAGAGAATAGATGGAAGTACAGATTTACACAAGGACTGATTGTCCTTATTGCGTTGATGCAAAACAGTGGTTCAATTCATTTAATATAGATTACATAGAACATTGTATGGATGACGAAGATGCAAGACTTTCGTTTTTCCAAAGAATTAATAACAATAAAGAACAACTGGGTGTTGCTCAAGCAGTAAATACTGTACCACAAATATTCATAGATGGAGAAAGAGTAGGCGGATATAGTGAACTACTAAAGAAACAAGAAAGTATTCTAAAGAAAAGAGGTGGTAGTTTAACAACTCAATCTGAAACATACAAACCATTCTTTTACCCATTTGCTGTTGACTTAACAATTAAGCATGAGAAAGCACACTGGATTGAAGATGAAGTTGACTTGACTGAAGATGTAACTGACTGGAAGATGAATAAAGTTACACCAGTAGAAAAAGAATACATTACAAACATTTTAAGATTGTTTACACAATCTGATGTTGCTGTTGGTCAAAACTATTATGACCAATTTATTCCTAAGTTTAAAAACAATGAAGTAAGAAATATGCTTGGTTCTTTCGCAAACAGAGAAGGTGTCCATCAAAGAGCATATGCTTTATTGAATGACACATTAGGTTTACCTGATGAAGAATATCATGCATTCTTAGAGTATAAAGAAATGGCAGATAAGATTGCATTTATGCAAAAGTCAGATGTAACAACTCATAGTGGATTAGCACACGCATTAGCAAAGTCTGTATTTAATGAAGGTGTTGCTTTGTTTGCATCATTCGTAATGTTATTGAACTTTCAAAGATTTGGTAAGATGAAAGGAATGGGTAAAGTTGTAGAGTGGTCTATCCGTGACGAGTCTATGCATGTTGAGGGTAACTCTAAACTATTTAAAGCATTTTGTTCAGAGCATCCTAAACTTATCAATGATGAGTTTAAGAAAGAAATTTACATTATGGCAAAAGATATTGTAAAACTTGAAGACAAGTTTATAGATCTCGCATATTCTATGGGTAATATAGAAGGGTTATCATCTGAAGATGTAAAGAAATATATAAGATATATAACAGATAGAAGATTGTTACAATTAGGTTTAAAAACTACATTTAAGATTAAAGAAAATCCACTGCCATGGTTGGAGTGGGTGTTGAATGGTGCCGACCACACAAACTTCTTTGAAAACAGGGTTACAGAATATGAAGTTGCTGGATTGACAGGCAACTGGGATGATGCCTATAAGGAAGAAGTTGCGTGAAAATAATAGTAGTATGTGACTCTTGCGAAGCAGAGTACAATATAATTCACGACATGAACGAAAGGAACTATAAACTTTCCTTTTGTTCATTTTGTGGTGGGGAACTTGAAATTGAAGAAGATATGTTAGAAACTTTATTTACAGAGGATGATGAAGATGAATGGGAAGGGTGATAAAAGAAGACCAATGCAAATAAGTCATGAAGAACTGGCTGCAAGGTGGGATGCTGTTTTCAATGGCAAACCAAACGCAAATTTGTTAAACTTAGATTCTAAAGAAGAAAAGATAAAGGAAGAAAAAAAAGAAACTGAGGAAGATTGAATGTGGTACTATCGTGATGATGAGTTTACCAGTGAAATGATTGGAGATTATGTTGGATTTGTTTATGTAATTACCGATCTAAATAATAAAAAGAAGTATGTAGGAAAGAAACTTTTTAACTCTACTCGTAGACTTGCTCCACTAAAAGGCAAGACTCGTAAAAGAAAAGTAACTAAAGAATCTGACTGGCAAGATTATTTTGGTTCTAGTGATGAAGTAAAGATAATTGTTGAAGAAAATGGTAGAGATTCTTTTCATAGAGAAATTTTACATTTATGTAACTCTAAAGGTGAGATGTCCTACTTAGAGGCAAAAGAACAGTTTGATCGTGAAGTCCTACTATCTGATGATTACTATAACGGAATTATAAACTGCAAAATACATAGGACACATGTGAGAGGACTAAAAGATAATGACTGATTATATAGAACAATACAAGCAATACCATAGAGAAAACAATAATTATTCTGGCAACTCATTACCACCACAAGCAATACATATACAAGATTTAATTATTGATACCAAATCACAAACAGTATTAGATTATGGTTGTGGTAAAGGACATCAATATACTAAGTGGAATATGCATAAAGATTGGGGTTTGATGCCTGAACTTTATGATCCAGCAGTTCCTGAACATGAGGTGTTGCCTGATAAAAATTTTGATGGTATTATCTCTACAGATGTAATGGAGCATATACCTGAAGAACAAATACCAGAAGTGTTTGAATATATTTTTAGTCATGCAGACAAGTTTGTATTTTTAGGTATCTCAACAAAACTAGCAAAGGCATTGTTACCAAATGGTGAGAACGCACA